AGTCTTGAGGGGAGGGGCGCGGGTCGAAACCGGCAGGAATCAGCCCGACCGCCCGATACACGGCGACAAGAATCATGGCGCAATCCACGCCCGCACCCTTAACCATCGCCTGATGATGATACGGCGTGCCCAACCATGACCGTGCCTCTTCCACTATCCGCTGTCGCAAATCCATTTTCAGACGGCCTTTATTTCAAAACGGCGGTGACAATATCGAACAGTTTCCAGACGGAAATAACTGCGATCAGGCACAAGGCCGCGCAAACCAGTGTTTTCCGCGTTTCGGCGGGAGAAAAATTTTCCGTTTCCATTTGAAACACTCCTAGGATTTTGACAAAGGTTTTGCTATACTTCTTTCCATTCATTAGCTTAGTTCCGTTAAGTTAATGCAAGAAACCCCGTGATGATTCCACCCATCACGGGGTTTCGCCGTTTCAGACGGCCTCCTTAAGTAATCGTGTCGGCGGCGGGAATGTACGGGAAGCCGCGGAAATGCACGATATTGTCAAACTTTTTCCCGCAGGTTTCCTGCCGCTTGTCGCAGCCCGGATAAATTTTGAATACATCACCCGACTGCGGCGGGAAAGGCAGGCGCAAGGCAAACGACAACCTGCCGTTTTTATGTTCCTTGACCGTGCGGCTCAATACACGACACCTTCCACAGGCAAAGACGGTTGTCCGGTAATCGGCGACGGGGTATTCAAGACGGCAAACAGCCTGTCTAAGCACTCGTTCAGCCGCTCGGACGGCGCGTCTTCCGCATACACATACAGATACACGTTCGCCCGCATCAGATAGCGGCTGTCCTGACCGCTTCTCGGCTCGACCATTTCCGATACCGGCGACAGGAACAGGGCGGGTTGTTCGTAAGCCTCCACCTCGTCCCAATGCCTCAGGCGGCGGGAAAACGTTACGATGCCTTCCACCTGTTTCAACTTCTCGAACAGCGCGGCATAGATTTTTTCGCGATTTACCATCTCAGCCCCCGTTTCGCCGCCGCTTCAAATTCCTGGCGGATGAAAGGCAGCATATCGGCAAAAGCGGTACGCATAAACGACCTTTCCGGCAGCCTCACGCGCCGCGTATGCGCCGAAACATGGACGTTAATCGGCGTTTTCAGCCGCCGCCCGAAAGCCTGTTTGGCCTGCCGCACATGGGCGGGGACGGATACCGCACCCGAAAAGCCGTATTCATGCAGCTTGCCGTACGGCGCACCCGAAGCAATACCGACTACGCCGACCGTCAGGCCGCCGTCCTGCCAACTGTCGCGGACAATGTTGTCGCGCAGATTGCCCGTGCGGCGGTTCAAAACCTGCCCCAACAGCTTGTGCGTCTTGACCTGCTTTTGCAGGCGCAATACCACAAAAGCCATGCTGCTCTTGATTTCATCGTCTATCTTCTTGCTGCAACCGGCCAAAGCCGCCCGCATTTCCGAATCGCCGACCATCTCGAATCTAAGCATCAGCCTTTCACGCCGCCAAGAGTAACGATGTCGCCCGCATTCAGCTTGCCTGTACCGGTTTTCAAAGCCAACCCTTTCAGGCCTGCCGCAGCCGCGCCATTCAAGACGTAACCGCTGCCTCCACCGGCAACATGCTGACGAATGCCGCCGGAATAACGAAGGGCAAAGTTCTGCACGCGGTCGGTCATGCCGTTACGCAACATATCAGCCGTTCCTGCTTCGTTCACTTTAAACAATACCGACTGTTTGCCGCGCAGGTTGGCCATTGCTGCACTATTCAAAACAAGCTGGCGGTCGACAAACGGATACCATTCCGCCACTTTCTTGTAATCAGCAGGATAGTGCTTTTTCAGCAAGGCCATTTCAGACGGCTCAAGCGAACGGAAAGAATGCCCCAATACGGCACTTTCGGGCGAAAGCTTTAATCCGTGATGCTGGATATAGCGCATCACTTCGGCTTTATTCCAATGTGCCACCGGGTATATCCGCCCGCGATTATCATCAATACTGCCGCTGTTTTTAATCATGGCGCGACGGACAATGCTGTCGGCGATTCGTTCGCCCGCGGCAATCCACCACACATCAGACGACAGGCGCAGATACTGATAAACATCAAGCGGTTTCACAATTGGGACAGAGTAATCTTCTTTCCGGAAAATACCGTACCGCATCCACTCCGAAATCATAAAATGCGGGATGCGCTCAATCTCAATGCCGTATTTTTCCTCATACCATCGCAAATTTGCCTCTTGAAAACTCAAGCCCGGCACAGAGTACATAAACACAACATGGATGCGTTTAAAGTAACGGGCGCACAAATCCAGCGTTACTATGCTGTCTTTGCCGCCCGAAAAGCACACAATACAACTGCCCGAAATCCTGCTTGCCGTCTTAACTGTCTCAAACAGGATATTCGACATAATTAACCGCCTTTGCCGCCGATGGACTTACGACGCGCGAGGTTTGCTGCCTCACGGCGGGAAATTGTGTTACGAAGTGCCCCATAACCCAACGAACCGACACGGCCAAAAGAGTTATTTCTATTGCCTCCACTTGCAATATAAGAATTGCCTTTTGCTTTAGCCATTCTAATCTCCAATAAAAAAACCGCCTTTCGGCGGATTTACTCGTATTTAAGCCAAATACTTTTCCCAGTAAAAGGCCTACCTGTTTCAAAACGACGCGCCTCATCAAAAAACGCACCATCTGAAAACTCTATCAAATCATCATCAACATCAAACAAACGAAGCCTGCCGTTTACCTTCTTTAAGCTGACATGGCGGATATTGTCCAGCACCCACGCATAGATGCCATCTTCAATTTCATTCACGCAAGCATCTTCGGCATCTTCAGGCATGGCAGGACGAACATCTACCAATTCAGCGACGCACATCATCACACCGGCAGGCAGTTGATGGGTTTCATCACCCCAAATAACCCACGCGTCTTTCTCTGACTTAGATGCGCAAATCAACAAATCACCGCGATAGTCTGTCTTCCAGCTTCTCAGTTCGATTGATTTTTCACAATTGCCGATCAGAAAAGCAAACGGTTGCTTTACACTCAATGCTTTCATAATCTACCTATGTTATACTAATGATTAAATTAAATCATATTTAGTACAATTATGCAAGCTAAAAATACAGACTTTTTAACTCTACTTGAAGCCGCTCAAATTACGCAGGCCGATTTATCAAAAAGACTCGGCATCACTGCGACGGCGATCAGCCGCTGGCACAAAATCGGCGTCCCGCAATACGCAGTTGCCTACCTTGAACTACTGGCAAAATATAACCGGCTGATAGATAAAATTTAACTATTGCATCCCCAATAAAAATCCCCGCACCAATCAGGCACGGGGTTAGAACCACGACATTAGGAAACTGAGGCGCGACCCTCTGGCGATTGGGAGCATCCGCAATCCTCTCCCCTCAGCGTGAAACCACGCCCCGATAGCCTTTGCCGAACACCTTCAAACGGCAAACGCCCGCAGATACCTGAAACCGGCCAGAGAACCCTCCAACCCAAAATTTCAGGTTATTCAGGCCGTCTGAAAATTCAAACGCCGCTACCTGTACAGGCGGAAGCTCACATTCAGACGCTCTGAAAACAACAAAACCCGCACATTGTCATGTACGGGCTTAAAAATTCATATCCTTTGGGCGTGCGAAAAGCCCCGCAGGGGTAACGATTTGAATTATACACCTATTGCCAGAAAAAACAACAAGCCGTCTGAAAATCCGATAGGGGGTAAACCCTTTTTGATAGGGGTGTACCCCTTTATCGGAGGGGGTGAACCATTTTTATTGGAGGGGTTTACCCCCGTCAAGCCTGATGCACGAGACACGGAATCATGCTGTCTTCATACGGCATCGAGGCGTAGCTTAGGGAATGGCGGTAAATTTTCCCGCGCCGCACCGTAACGGCGTAATGGGCATCCCGTTTCAAATCGAACGGGATATTGGCCTGACGGTCAAACAGCTTCGGCACGGTTCCCAGATTCACGGTTTCGGCTTCGCGGTATTACGCCCCTTTCTCCACAGCCGCTCTTTAAATACCGCACTTACAGCCGCTGCATTCATGTTAATCCCCTTAGTTAAATTTGATTGAGTAAAGCCCGCATAAAGCGGGCACAAGTCTACAGATTGATACTTAATATCCTGCAGGAATAACAGGGGCAGAAACAACAACCCCATCTTTCATAACAACCGAAACTGTTCGAACCGATCCGGTTAGTCCATTCGCAAACGACCACACATAAACCAAGCCTTCAGGAGAGGACTTTGTTAAATTTGGCTTGCCCAGCAAAGTTAATACCTCTTGTTCATTCATACCTTGCTTTATCTGCCGAGCGTTATCCCAACTGAAATTTGTACCGGCACATCCGACCAATAAAATTGCACTAATGACAAGAGCAAACACTTTTTTCATACTGACCCCGTTTCATTAAGAAGTGTTAATTTCCGCAATCATACCGCAACCGTAAAGAAAATCAAACCTTCTCAAACAGCAAATCAAAATCGTCCCCTGCCGCCTGCCGTATCGCCCCGTACCACGCGGCCAAACCTAAATCCGTCTGCGAATGCAGGGGCCCCTCGCCGCGCCGCCTAATTTCCGCCTGCAAGCGTTCCTCGTAGGCCGCCTGCGACTTCGCACCGATGCCGAACGAAATACGGACGGCCTCCTGTTGCGGCGCATCCACCTTCGCCCACGCCTGCAAAGTCAGAAACATGGCATCTTCACCGTATCTCAAGCCGATTTCAGGCTCATGCGGGTAAACTTCCTCCCCCATATAGCGGCTTTCAATGCTCAAGCACCGATTGCGGCTGCGCGTATCACGATAACGACGCTCAAAAGCCCGCGCCAAGTCGTTCATAAATTCAAATTCTTGCTGATTCATAGCTTGATTAACCCTTTTTCATGCAATAAAAACAAAGTCCGCATCACCCCTTCCGCGAAGGCTTTTCCGCGTAATAAAGCTCAATAATCTTTTCTGCAGCCCCGTCCACAGCAGCTTCGGCGTTCTCAAGGCCGCCCAATAACGACAATGGCAACTTCCCTGATTGGCGGATGAAGTAAGCAATCAACCATCGTTCTTCGCAACTGGAAAAATCCAAACGCTCCAACATATTTTTCAGCGTTCGTTCAGGCATCTTCTTCCCACCTAAAATCATGGAGAAAAATTTATACTCGACGTCAATCCGGGCTGTGATTTCGGCTCTACTCATTCCCCAGTCGGCTTGTTTGAGTTTGATTAGCTCTTTTAGCGTCATAATTCCCCCTTTCATTCAAAATTCCCAAATAATGCCAAATTCCTGCGCCGCCCATGCTTGGATGCGGTTTTGGTAATCGGTCATCTCGCCGGTATTAAGGGTTGTGGTCGAAATGCCGATTTGCGAACCGTCCGGCAACTCTTCGCTGCCGATGAATTGGCGTTTGCAGTATTCATGCCACGCATCCTGACTGAACCGTTTGCCGGATACCCATGCCTGCTCGGCCAAGGTTTGATAAATCTTCCACAGTCGGCGGTTTTGTTCGGTACTACGCTTCGATTTGTACGGTCGGATGCTGATTTCCAAATCAGGGGTTTCTTGCAGCCAGCCTTGCAGGTTATTCCAGATAGTCGTCATCAACGGGCGCATATTTTGGATTTGCAGACGGTAGGTTACGGATTGCATTTTTCAATCTCCCTTGCTTTTTTCCGATACGTTGCCGCCAGCTCGCGCAAGTCCTGCTTACCGTAATGCTTTTCCGACTGGTCGGCCTCGATGCGCTCCACTTCGGCCAGCCCGACACGCCCAATCAAACCTTGGCGATACGCCACCACATTGCCCGACAAATGGCAATTACAGTGTTTGCATTGTCCGTGCACGTTACCCTCGTCAAAACGCAAATGCGGCGAACTGCCCACACTGCGGTAATGCCCCGCGTCGTAGCTGTTCGGCTCGCCCCCCAACGGCTTGCCGCAGCTAATGCAAGGCTTGCCCCTATCCCTCAACCTGATGTAACGGTTATCCGCGCACAATACTCAACAGGTATAGGGCGATGCCCCGTAACCATTTGATTCATATACGCAGACGAAACACCTATTTTTTCGGCAATTACTCTCTGCCGACCTCGCTCATTTGCGCAGTATTCGCTTAATTCCAAAATTAGCTCCTAAAAATTTAGCACTGATTATAGCACAGCTAAATAAATAAGTAGCATTGTTAAATTAAGCGTTGCTGTATGATTGCCATAACCTGCTAAAAGGAAAGAAAAAATGACACGCCTCGAACGAGTAAAAAACTTAATTGATGAAAAATTTAACGGCAATCAAGCTGATTTTTCCCGTGCAATCGGGAAGGCTCCTGCCCAAGTAAATCAATGGCTTAACGGCTATAGGAATATTGGCGATGCTGCCGCATTGAATATTGAGAAATCCTTAGATTTACCTCAAGGATATTTAGACGGGGAAATGAATAAAACAATGGAGCGGTTATACACAGCAGCTAAAGAACTGCATGGAATAGACAAGCAGGCAGAGATTGCCCGTATGCTAAACGCCTCATCACAGACCGTGAAAAATTGGGAAACGCGTGGCATATCAAAACAAGGGTTACTTGATATTCAAAAAATTATGGGAATATCTCCCGACTGGATCGAGACAGGTGAAGGCACAATGCGTCTAACCACCGCCCAAGACGAAATTAAAGACATCCACCGCCCGATGCTGTGGAGCAGCAACGACCCGCTGCCGGAAGACGACTACACCTTTGCGCCCTACATGAAGGAGCAGGCATTTTGCGGCGGCGCAGGCTCATTCGAAATCCC